CGTAATTATCCGCAATCCAATAGACGCATTTTTCAGCTTTGCACCAAATTTCCCAAATTTCCGCTTTTTTATCGGCTTTAGTGGTTTCTTTGTCGCCGTCTTTACGGTTTGACGTGTTAGTTAACGGAACTTTCTCAAAGATGTCGCCAAAACGCTCAATCCCTTCATCTAACGTCATATAGACGCGACGCGCTACCCATGTCACCTCGTCCCATGTTCGAGCAGGTAGATGTGCAAAGTCTTGCCAGTAGACATAATCTACCGGTGTTGTTTCCGACACGACACGTTCATAGACTTCAGTCTGTGCTAACCCGTTTTCTTCATCCGGTGTGCGCTCTGCGGTATATTCACTATCACCCACTTCCGTATAATTGGTAATTTGAGGCTCAAATTCTTCAATCTTAGGTTCGTAGCGCAGCCATGCCACGCCTCTGCCCGGAAGCAGTCTATCGTCCACCACGCAAGACAGCGTGTCGTGAAAATCAGGGTATTCTTTAATTTCAAAATCAAGAACGCGCTCTAAAATTATGCTTGCTACTCTGCCGGCGTCATTTCTATCGTCAAAGCGTCTTGAAATCTCAGGGTTGGGCGGTTTTGCGTAAATGGCAGGCTTTAGTGTCTGTACGTTAGACCAAAGAATATTAAATCGTGCGTCCGCTTGCTCTGCGTCTTTGCGCTCGTCACGGTAGCGCTTGACAATCTTCTCGCCACGCTCCGTCCACTTCTTATATTCTTCTTGGTAGCGCGATATTTCGTCGTGCCAAGGCTGTGCTGATAGTTTGTCACTCATTATATTCGTCTACCTCTACGTTTCGAGCTGTGTTCCCACAACTCCTCTAAGGACTGGTCTTCCCAGTATTTCGCTTTGGGTTTTGCCGCTGCTTCAGGGCGTTGTTCACGCCATGCAAGACACGCGTACCGGAAAGCATCAGCAAAGTGAGATGTCCAATCGTGTTTGGGTCGTTCATTAAACACCTTTTTCTCCACATTATACTCTCTTTGGTACTGTGTGAGCGCTTCCATCCCCTCTTTGCAGCTTGGGTCAAACCAACAGTTTGCTAATGATAACCTAGCGGCTTGTATCCCGTCCATAAGTGATATATTTGGGACAATTCTAGGCGACCAACCAAGCGAGCGAAATTGCTCCTCAATACTTCTGCCCGTCTGCAAAGATTTAGCCTTCGCGTCGTGCGGCAGATATAACCATTCGCCATAATCATAGCCTTTACTCTGCAAAATGTCATGGTAATGCGCGATAGGCATTCCACTATTGCTGTAGCAATCAATAAACCTAAGCTCTTTGCCGGCCACCTGAAACCACCAAATCGCCGTGTCGTCGCTCCACCCCAAATCGATAGCCGCATACGTCTTGAGTTTGCGGTCATAGCAAGGCCTTACCCTACCCGATTGCCCCACTTCGTACATTTCTCTGCCGTAAATAGCCCCCGGTATCGCCGCGTCGAAGTTGCACTCCATCTCCTGTAGCCATGCGTCCTCCGACAACTCTTTTCGCAGCGCGTCAATTTCTTCTTGGTCGAGGATGCCCGAATTAGATGCGGTCAGCAGCAAGGTAAAGCAGTCCTTGTCTTGCTTGCCCGCTTCAAAGCGTTCGTAAAAGCTATTCTTACCCTTTGGCGTTCCAATAATTATCGCCCACCCTTTGCGGTCAGCCAGCGCAGGACGGATAACATACGGCCATACAGTTGACTTCCAATCGCCATACTCGTCAGCAATAATCCCGTCAAAGTAAAGACCGCGCAACCTGTCAGGATTGTCAGCACCAAATAACTGAATACGCGCCCCGTTTGGAAAATCGAGTCGTAATTCACTTTCGTTCACCTTTATGTTGGGTATGGGTTTTGTAAACGTCTTACAATAATCCCAGATTACTTGTTTTGCCTGTGAGTAGTATGGGCAGATGTAGGCATACCTACCATCTCCGCTGGCGTCTGTACAAGCACACTTTATCAATTCGTTAATACACGCTACCGACTTGCCCGCCCTTCTGTGAGCGACCACAACCGCCCATCTTTCTTTTCTCGCGTGTAGCGGCTTAAACACATCTCTTGGCTTGTAGGGAATGACAACCTTCATGACTCCCACCCGATAACAAGGCTTGCCGCTGTGCCGTCCGCGTTAGTGATGCCAAACGCCACCTTATTCTGCTCCTTAGCGCTTGCCCACCCGTGTACGTTTTGAAGAATTGCTAACGCCGACTTTGTATCACCCCCTAGCGCAGCTTCTTTTAACACCCGTGCCATTTGCGCCTCTGCGTCAGCGGCGCCCTTCATCGCCATCAGCTCAACGTTTGGGTCGAGTTGGCACAACTGCCGATACTCGCTTGGAAGTAGCCCTGCCGCAAGCGCGAGCTTGTCCCCTTTTAGCCCTAGCGCAGACGCTTCGTAAATTGCGCTCAGACGCGCCTCTGTAACTTTTATTTCTCTTGGTGAATATGGAAATGATTGCATGGTCGCATGAATCCTTAGCTTGTTAAAAATTATTTATAATATATAGGGAAACGGCTTTTTTGTCTGCGAATCTTTTGCACCCTCTTTGAAAATGAACGCCCCCCCCTATGCGTCATTTATTTGACGTTGTGTCATTTATTTGACGGCATGTATGGAAAATGCAAATAGTATAGGAAAAATGCAAACGTTGGAGATAATGCCCCCGCCAGTCGTCTTGTCAAGTCCTCCCCGCCTGCGCTTTTATTTTTTATTTTAACCCCCCCCCTAACCCCTGCAAGCCACGGAATACGCGGGTTACAGAGGATTCAAGGCTAAGTGTCAATTATTTGACGTTATTGTAAATCATTGATTTATAAGGCTTGCAAGGTATAACCTATCATTCAGCACCAGCACCAGCACCAGCACCAGCACCAGCACCAGCACCAGCACCAGCACCAGCACCAGCACCAGCACCAGCACCAGCACCAGCACCAGCACCAGCCTGAGGATGTCAGCCTGAGGATGTCAGCCTGAGGATGTCAGCCTGAGGATGTCAGCCTGAGGATGTCAGCCTGAGGATGTCAGCCTGAGGATGTCAACATTGCACTTTTACTTTGTAGTCAGTCGGGTAGGTATATGTAGGCAATTAAAAACAGGGTGACTGACTACGCCTCAGCCCAATGACGGCGTGGGTTTGCGCGATTGTAGGCAGTGTAGGCAGTCATTTTACCGCCGCTCTTTTATATATATTATTTAATAACCTTATTATTATTATGGTATATATTATAACTTTTTCTGTATAGTAAATAGACTGCCTACACTGCCTACACCTCTCGCCAAGCCAAGCAGGGCGCTGCCTCCCGCGTAGGCAGTCCATTTATAATTTACTGCCTACACACCACCTACACACCACCTACAAATCACCTTTTGTAACAAAAAGTATTGCATTTACTTTTTATTGCTGTATATTGTTTTGCAAGTCGTCAATATTGGCGACTGCTTACACTGACCACACTATAGAGAGACTGCCTACATGAATACATTAGCTATATACACCGCTTTACTCGCTCAAAATTTATCTGTCACCGCGTTTGATAGCGATAAAAATACAATTACATTCGAACGCGTAACAACAAGTGAAATCCTGGCAATTAGCAGCACGTTAAATGCAATGCTACACACTAATGAAATATTAGTAATCGATAACTTAAAATTTAAAATCAGATTCATTTAACATTAACATTAACGCGCGGTCGCGAGCTGGCCGCGCAACCAACTAACAATAGAGAGAGAATATTAAAATGATTGCAATTCACACTAAATTTATAAGCGCGTCAAATTCACGTGGTAGCAGAATTAAAGCCTATACCGCAGCTCATGGCGACTTTAAAGGTTTTCAAGCGACTATTTCATATCCAAGCGAGTTGAGCGGCGTTGACTGTCACTTTGAAGCCGTAAAAGCGCTAATTATTAAAAACAATTTAGACTGGAAATTAGACAATATGAGATATGGTGACAGCGCGGACGGCCGCGGCTATTCCTTTTGTTTTGACGCGTCAAAAATAGAAGGTGCGCTATGATTTACATACAGCGTAAAAGCAACGGCTATCTTGAAACGGTCGACGCGTTTGACAATATAAAGGAAGCGCGGGTGATGTTAAAAGAATATCAATTATCAGATAGAACCGCCGAGTATTACTTAAGCCGACGCGCTTGCAAGGCGTGGAACGCGTAAATTCCAACGTATAGCGCGTTAGCGATAGCGCGTTATGCGGTGTAATTTTGCACCTAATAAAAATAAGGCTTAAAAATGAAAATTAAAGTAATGATAGAAAATACTCAAACGGCTATTAGGTACCGTAAACACATCGTTCTTATTGGTGATGATTATGTTTTGGTCTACGAAAATCATGACGATTATTTAAAAAATGTTTTTAACGATTTAAAATTAAACGGCTATGAAAACATTAAATTTAAAAATGGTGATTTACTTGCAACAAAGGTGACATTATGAAAACAATCTATTTAGAATTTATCGACGCGCCGATGTGGTATCACACGCGTGGATTGATGCAAACCGCAACAGGGTACGGTCGCAAATTAAACACTGGCAAAAAAGCGCTGGTAGGTGATAAAGCCTATAGAGTTTACGCGATATGTTTTTCTAACACTGCAACGTACTACGTTATCATTCAAGGCGTAAAAATTTACGTTGATACATGGAATTAATAATATGAAAATATCTAAATGTTATCAAAACACTTTAGCTTATAGACGGGCGTCAACTAATATTATTAGTTGTTCGTGGACGGTATTCTACAAGGGCGAATATATCAACGGCGCAAACTATAACGGCGTCACTATCTTATCGAGCGTTTTACCTTGCGGCTTAATCGTATACAGTAAAAACATGGATAGAATTAAAGGCTATGTCCGCGCGTATAAACAAAACAAATTAAAGGTGCAATAATGATAATAATATTTTTAATACTGGTAAAGTTTGCCATTTTGGCAATACTACTAGAAAGCTAAACAAAAGAACCCGCGATAACAAGCGGGTTTTTTATTGCGTCAAACAATTGCAAGGCCTTAACAGGCCTTTTTTATTGCCTATCATTTAACGACGTATAAAGCCCGTTACACTGCAATAAATAGTATAGCAATATCCTAGCATTGCCTAACATTCAATCAAGCTATAGCAAGCCAATAAAGGCTATTCTATAGCCATATTGAGCAGCAGGCGTGGCGCGGGTTAGCGGTCAATCGAGCGGGTAAAATCTTATTTGATGGTTATTTGATAGGGTCGGAATTTCGAATCTGGAGATGTACAGGATTTCAAATCTAATGAACGCTCAATTTTTGCCACGAAACGATTTGCAAAATTTTGCCACGAAACCAAATGACAAAATTTTTTCTAATTGATAGTAATCTCAGTATTCGTTGGCGTACTTTCAGCCAATCCCAAGTCTCCTATTTCTGAGCGTCTGGCCATTACAGGTGCGCTGTTATGCGCGTACTATCAATAAAAAAATTCCCCAATCATCCGAGCCGATAATTGGGGAACACTTTAAGTACACATGAACTAACAATTAGAGAGAATTGTTGCAACTAGTCTACTTAATCGCTACAACTTTTGCAACAGGTTTCTGCTCTGCCACATCACGCAGCGCAGACTTGCTCATGTGCGCAAACTCAGGTGCGCAGAAAATGTGTTTCTTAGTCTTAGACGAGCGCGAATTGCACATTCCCTTATCAGCCCACCCAGCTTCTTCAAGTGCATGAAACAAAGCAGCAGGTGGAAATTGTTTACTGCCAAACGACATAGCGGCGCGTTCACAGATGGCTTGGAAGGGAGAGGCAATCACACCGGATGCAAACTCACCCATACGCAGCGTAATCATGTCAAGCAGTGACGACTCAACAGCGGACAGACTATTCTGCACAAGTGACATTTTAAAGTCTGTCATAGGCGCAGGCGCAGCAGGGTTGAACGCAGACACATCACGCAAGAACAGCCAGTTGGCAATAAGGTCATACCCGCCGCCGTCATTAAACCATCTCCATATAGCGGTAGCTGATTGCGGAGGCAAGCGCTCCGCCGTACTCCAAGTAGCAAACCAGCGACGGTCGCCAGACTCAAGTGACAACGGTACACGGTCATTAGAGAACGCAAGCACGGCAAGACGATTCACAAGATTGTAGGGGGCAAGGCCTTTACGGTTAACAGACAGCATCTCAGGTGGCGCGGCGATAACAGGCTTAAGTTTATTAGCTAACATTCTACGAGCGGCGCTGTCTGCTTCTTTAAGCTCATTAATGACGATAACCTCTGCTTCTAAATGATAGCCCCACGCGGACTGAATGGTGTCAGTAGACATAAGCGAGTAATTACGCAAATGAGGGCCACACACGGCGTAAATGAATGGGGCATACATCGTATCTTTACCGATACCTTGACCACCCGCGTGAAGAATAGCGTGGTTAATCTTAACGCGCGGATTCTGCACCTTAAACGCCATGTAATTCCAAATGTGTTCCAGCTCACGCTCGTCAGGAACAAGCGATTTACAGTGGTCAAGCCATAGGGATATATTGCCACCCAAATTTCCGCCACGAGATGAATCTGGACGAGCGTCACGCCATCGGTTGCCATACAATTCACCGTCACGCGTAGCAATCACCGAGTCACCAGCGGCAAAGGTGATACCTGCAAGCACTCTAGCGCCCATCACCTGACGATTCTCGTCAAAGCTCATAGCGGCTTCTATCTTGCGGTCAGAGTGAATACTTTTGCACGACACATGACGAAACACGGCGTTGAACGTCTGACGTGAGAATTCACGGCGATTCTGTAAATCAAAGTAAGAGTCGTCTGACATAACGTAAGCAAAACGCTGATACCACTCCGCCTTTTCAAGCCGCGCGATTTCCTTTTGTTCGACTTCTGCAATGATAGCCGCCGCGTCAGTGCTGAACATATCAGACGGTTCGAGTTTGCCAATCGCTGTGTGCATCACCTCCGCGAGTATTTCCTCACGAAGACCATGTGAGTGTTTAGGGCCGCCATTCTCAGCCACCCACGCGAGGTAAGCACGGCTGTCCCACAACGAGCAATGCCCATGAAAGCAACAGTAAGCGCGGTTAAGCGGATGGTATCTGCCCATCAACTGCCCATCAGTATGTTCAGCATGGTTAGGGCAAACTACCCCAACCCACCCCTCAGCGTTAGCAGACTCTAAAATATCGCCACGAGAAGACAACCACTCCAGCACTTCATCGTTGCCTGTGTCAATGATAGCCATTGGGCGAACAAACGCTGTGTCAGCGTCAGAAGGGTGAACATCAAGCGCCGAGCAGATTTGGTCGAGGGTAAACTCACGCTCAGGGTGAAACTCCACGAGAATAGACTTAAACGACGCACGGTCAGGCTTCAAATTAACTGACGCAGGAAGGCGAAAATTACGCACGGGGTTAATCGCGCCGCTGTCAGTATATCCAGCGTCAGCGATTGCTTTGATAGCCGCGCTGAACTCGCCCTTAGTTGGCATATCATCTAAAGCAAACGTGTACCCCCACTGATAATTCTGCGGTGAAGTTTCCATTATCCATGTCGGCTCGATAGGAGGGCGCAGACTCTTAGTGCCAATGTCGTCAAGCACGAGAAAAGCAACGTACTCGCAGTTGCCCGCACTCGCAGACGGTTTACCATCTTTAAAACGTGACGTGATAAACGACGCGGTATTACCATACCACGCGCCCTTGCCGTCGTACTTTGCTGGCAGGTAGGCAGGCCACGCAAATTGACCGTTATCTTTAGCTATTTGTTTGACTAGAAGGACGGTTTCGCCTTCAGGTGCTATTCTCTCTAAATACTTAATAAAATTCATTTTCCATATCTCTCTAATGTCGATACACCAACAGCTAACGGTAAGCCTTCTGCCCATGCAGGAGCACTACACATCACCGTTTCCAAGTCTTGCGCGGCGCTTTCCGCGTCTTCTTTTTTCACTTCTAGCACGATTTCATCATGCACATGAAGCACGACAGTATGCCCGATTCGACGCAAAGCGTCACGAAGTAAATCATTTGCAATCGCCTGTGTAATATTCTCACAAGCGAGTCCAGCCCATAGCCTAGCTCGCGGCCATTCGACTGCATCAGCAGCGGGTTTCCACGCCGCCTTAGCGTAAGATACGCTTCCATCCTCAATGTATGCCGACGGGTAACACAGCACCCGACCCGAAGGCAAGGCGTACCACAAATTCACACCGTCAAACAGATACGTCACGCGACCAGCGGTAAACTCACGCCCCTTATGGCGCATGGCGCACATATATGCTCGCTCAAGCTCACCCCAGTATCGCACCGCCCAAGTGTTACTGCGACGCCATGCGTCAACGGTACGTTTAGCCTCAGCTTCAGGCAGTGAAATGCCATACGCTTTACCCATCGCGCCAAACGCGCCCGCACCGCCCATATAGCCGCACGACAAAATAGCCACCTTACCAATCTGACGTTGGTCAGGCGTTATCATATCCATCGGACGGTTAAAGATACCAGCAGCGGCGCGAACGTAAATGTCCTCGCCACTGCGAAACACGTTAAGCACATCCTCACTGCCATGCTGCAAACTCGCCCAAGGCGTCACACGCGCTTCAATACCTGCCCAATCTGCTACCACGAACACGTTTCCAATAGCAGGCATCAGCGCAGGGCGAAGCATACCCTTTAAAACGTCCGTCACACGCTTGCCATGCACCGGAACAATGTCACGCCCTATGACCATATCATCACGCACCCGCTGTGGCTCTTTAGCGCATTTACGCGTGAAGTTATGCACCTGCGCACCATAAGACGACGCTCGACCAGTCGCTGACCCACCGTTGAACACAAACGCGCCACGCACACGATGGTCTTCAAAATCTGCAAGAGAAAGCAGACGGCTAAACTTCGCAACAGACGACGCCCACAAGTCGTCAGCGCATTGTATAACTTCCGCAACGTGTGGCGGGATTTCCTCAGGGTCGTCCATCAACAGCAAATTAGCGCGAACGCTTTTGTCAATGGAATACTTTTCGCCATTCCACATCAGCTCACGAGCGACAGAACCAACACGCTCAAGTACCCACTCACGCATCTTCGGTGAACGAACAGACTTAATTGCACCGTCCGTAAGCTCCACGACGCGAGATTGGATTTCCTCAAGCTCAACACTGGCGTAACGCATAGCGGCGCGACACAAGTCAACATCCACGAGAACACCTGCGTCGTTAATGCGTTCGTTAACGTGATAGTCTAGCAATTCACTATCTGTCAACTGACGTAACGACTGCGATACAGCTCGCATGGTTCTTACGTCTTGACGGCAATACTCGATAAGCTCAGGCAACAGCTTGGTGTTGAAAGGAGGAGTACAGCACTGCTTGACCAGCATCTTGCCACGATGGTCTTTGCGCATCTCGCTAGAGATAGCGCGACCAACATCCTCAAGACTGCCCGGAAGGCAATTTGCCCGTGCTTGCACAGCGGTGCAGTAAAACTGCTCCAGCTTGAAGTCTATCTGTAGAACGTACCAGAAAATCAACCGCTCAAACGCGGCGTTATGCGCCCGAATCTGACCCGTGAAGTTGCGCACGTCATCAGGGAATGGCATATCAGGCGTCCATGTTTGCACTTCACCATCGTCAAAGGCGTAGCACATACACAGCACGTCAGTGGTCAAGTCTTGCGCGTAATTGTAGACGCCGTGCTTAGGCAGGTCGCATTCGCTTCTTGTTTCAAAATCAATATAAAGTATAGGCATAAAAAAAGGCGGCCTTTCAGCCGCCCTCTCCTTATCGGTTATGCGCGTCTGCGGCGGGTGGCAGGCGCGTCATCTTCGATGACTTCTTGAGGTGTGTCTTCTGAAGGTTCGCCGTCAAGGCTAATCCACTGCACAATGTCAAACACTGGCGTGTAGATACGCCCGTAGGCTTTGTGCTGATAATGCTCTTTGCTTAACGAAACTACAGCCACAGGCTTAGTTTGGTCTGTTTCTACCTGATTAGCAATATTGACTGCTAGTGTTTGCACCGCACGTTTACCGCCCACACTAGTGACTGTGTAGCGTACTTCTTCACCTTTGTCTTCACCGTCAATACATTTGAGAGAGAAGCCCACTTGCGTTTCCCAGCCACGTTTAGCAGCGGCAGGCGCAGGCTCAACTTGTGGCAATGGCTCAGTCACGCTAACCATTTTCTCACCTAATACTTCACCTTCACCCCACGCAATAAAGCCATGCGTAAAGCTGAACGGATTAACTGCCCAAACAGAATCATTATCCACTTCAGTTTCTGACGCACCATATACCCAGTGACCTGTTCTGTCCATTTTAAGGATAGTCACGCCACCTGCGTTGTTGGTGTCAGTTTGGATATTACGAAGTGCATTAGAGATGCTGTTAACTGCTGGAAGGTTGGCGTTGCCAAATACAGATACGTTGTTCATTTTAATTTACCTTTAAAGTTTATTGAGGGCGTTTGTTAATTGTTGCCCGATTAATAAGACAGTAGGGCGCGGGTCAGATTCGTGCGCCATTGTACTGCCAGAAGATACCACTGCGACAACATCATCCGGCATGGGCAGTTTCAGAGCCTTTAATTTCTTCTCCGCTTGCGCCGGTGAAACCAATTTGGAATCGTAGATGTCGACATTTGTTAGACCAAGAGCCAAAAGCGATTCAACTGCTTGCGCTTCATTAGTCCATTTTCTTGTCCCGCGTTTTGCAACGAGTTTGTAGTTTGGGACGGGTTTACCCGCTTCGAGCATTTGAAACGCAAGCGCTCTCAAATCGGTAATCCATTGTTCCAGAATCTCAGCTTGTTGTAAATAGTTTGCAATAGATTCTGCATCAATATTATCGAGCGTTGCCTTAAGCGCCCTATCTACCTCACCTGTCATTAGGGGGCAAGTCGGTTTAGCCGCGCACCACTTGCAGTGTTTGCCACTGGCTAACGGTGCATCAGGTGCAGCAGACAAATCGATAGCCTTCTTAAGTGTATTTTCAAACTCACGAATGCGTTTAGCATTAGTTTTCCAGCGCTTAACAGACGGGGGTTGAACAATCACAAGCTCAATAGCCGCCGCGCCATCAAATACCCATTCTAGTCCTTTTGTACGCATAGCGGCGGCGGCGTAAAACATGAGCTGCTCGTTCTCCTCAACTTCCACGCTAACGCCACTGCCAAACTTCCAGTCAAGAATAACAGCGCGGTCACCTAATCTGCCAATAAGGTCAACGCTACCAAACACGTCAGGCAAGAAATCACCGTAGCTTACGTTAGCTTCAACGGTAAATTCCATCGATTTAGAAGGGTCAATTTCATCAAGCGCCGCCAGCGCCGGTTCAATCTTTTCCTTTGCCAACTCAGTCGTCATATCAATACCTGCATACGACAAACTGTAAATGTTAAAGTTATCCTCAGTGAGTAACTTTTCCATTGCAAGGTGGCAAAGCGTTCCTTCATCGGCATACGATGACGACGGTTTAGGTGGCATTTGTTGCACCAGCTTAACACTGGCAGGACACGCGATAACTCGTTTAGCGGTGCTACCGCCGGCAATACTTGAATGGCTCATTTTTTATCATCCTTTACTTTTAGTGTATGTAGCTCACCAATTCTAGCGGCATTCATTAGCCACGCTAATTGGCGCAATAACCCTTGCTGCTGTTTTATATATTGCTCTGCGGTCATTTACCTACTCCGCATAATTTGCTTATTTCATCAAAAGTTAAATTTTGTTTACTTGTATCTATAACACAGCTTGTTTTTTTATCTACGTCATGTATAGCAACAGCCACAACTAAAAAGACTCCTAACAAACTTACAGCCGTAAATACTGCAAACTCTTTTATATTCATAAATCACCTCTAATTGTTTAATGAGATTGCAGTATATCAAAAAAAGTTTGCAAAGAAAAGTTTGCAATGATAAACTTTAGCCATGTTAGAAAAAGACATCGAAAAATATTTACTAAAAGTCGTCAAAGAAATGGGCGGCAAATCGTATAAGTTCACCTCCCCTGCTTGTCGGGGAGTGGCAGATAGAATCGTGTGTTTACCTAATGGCAGTACATGGTTTATTGAGCTTAAAACCGCAGGTGGCAAGCTGTCAGCACTGCAAAAAGTTTTTGCATCAGACATGGGCAAACTTAATCAAAAGTACGCTTGTCTTTGGAGCAAAGAAGATATTAACAACTGGAGAGAGAATAATGATTGAATTTTTACAATACCTTGATGAATCAAATCTAGCATACCTTATTATGCTGTTTTGCTTCTTAGTTATGACGCGTTTGCACCTCAATGCGCTAACTGAAATTACACGCCTTCGTAAAATCATGAAGCAGGTGGCAAGATGAAAGATAAACTTCCACATTACCAAAACGGGCTAAGTCAAAATTTACCAAAAGACTTAAAAGGTGTTTCTCATGTAATAGGCGGCGATGACGGCTCAAAAGAGCCAAACGCTGTAATGATTGCATACAACGCATATCAAGAACGCGAACGTCAAGCAATACAAAACTATTTAAATAGCTGGAGAATATCATGAGCGCATCGTTAGTTTTAACACTATCGTTTTTAACGGTCGATACTAATATCGACAAACGCGGCAAAACGACTACGCACGAAACGATTGCGTACACAACCAACACTATACCGTATGATTCGATGAAAGCGTGTACAAACGCGCGTGAAGAATGGGGTCTTGTCATTGGCGCGTATCAAATGAGTAAACGCCCCACACGGGTCATTATGGCTGTCTGTAACGACAGCGCTATGGGAGTAGTAGAATGACTGAAACAACAATAAAAAAATACTGTGAGCAATATAAAATCAGTCGCTCTGGCATGGACTATCATATTCGCCGGTCAGGTGTATTTCCAATCGGCAGTAAACGTTTCTCCGAAGCAGGCGCACCATCATTCTTGTGGCGCGTTACCGATTTAGATGAAATTAAAGCGCTAATCAAAGGAAAGAAAAAATGAAAGATGAATATAAAGGTTGGGTAGTAGCGGGGATATTCTTTATAGCGTTACTTATTGCACAGGTAACAAACTATGTGGATAACAAACACAAGCAAAC